TTTTCATTACCAGTGTTACTTACCTGATAGAGAATGTCATCGTTAACACGAATACAATTTGCAGCCTCAAATAAAATTTCCTCATTATTTAAAGAAGGTACTCCCTTTATCTCTTCCTTAAAATTCTTATCGAATAATATAGGAGTGGGTGCTTTAATCCACTTATAACCACTTTCCCACATGCGGTTAAATATTTTCCTATATCCCCATGTCTCATATTGTCTGTTAATAATTGGTGAAGGGGTTTCTATAATTGTATCTCCAACAATTAAAGTACAGTCTCTTGGTGAATAATAATGCCAGTTATCATGTTGATCTGCATATGTTGTATCTGGTCTATAAACTACAACCCCTAAAGACCGTAATACCTTTACAAGAGTTTCGAGGTCTGATTCTTGATCACTTATAATCCAAGGTGGATATGGGCCTACAGGAACATCTTTCTCATCATATTCTGGAAACTGACAACTCATAAAACTTCTGTTCAACTTTGGCGTTCTATAACCTTTTGCAGTACCTACAATAATTTCTCGTAGTGGGGCCCAATCATTATTACAACTCATCTGATCTACCGTCCCATATTCTAGAAAAACATAATCTATTTGTGTCATTGCCTCTGTTATATTCTGGAAATTTATTTTGTGTATCTATACCAAAATAAACACAAGGAGAAGGTTCAAGGTCATGGTGTTCACAAAGTATAGCCTGAGGTTCCTTATATTTGTGATAGATATAATCTGCTGCAAATTTTTGCATTAAAGATGTACCTAGAAATGCACTGAGTAAATTAATATAATTATATCCTTTCTCATTGATTACATAAATCTGATCTTCAAACATCTTTCTCTGTAATCGAATTCCTATTCTATGATTTTCTACAGGAAATACTTTTGATAGAGAAGAAACTACATACTCAATACATGGATGCTCTAAATTTATCTCTTGGTCAATAGCTAAATTTATGTATGCCAAATCAAGCATAACAGGAACTTTATGTTCATCACAAGAGTTTAAAATATCTTCTAGGTCAGGAGGTACAGCACCAGTATCAGAAAATGGAACACTTATTAATAATAAATCTCCAGGCCTTATTTCATCCTCATCTAACCAACAAAAACTGCCCAGATAATGGCCATCGGCATGGTTATACCACATTCTTTGCATCATTTGATGATAGAAATATTCTCCCTTTTTAAGTCTAAGTCTTTTATGAGTTTTATATCGAATATAAAATTGAGCAAAAGATTCCGTTGTTCCTTGAGTAAAACAGGCAGCAGAAAACTTCTCAATACCAATAAGATTATGAGTTGAAGCCATCCATTCTCTATATGTGGAAATAAATTCTTCTTTTATTAGATCAGGGTCACTCGGTTTATAGACATATTCTTGAATTATAAAGTCCCTAAATTTACACGTTTCCCAATCGTGAACACTATAAGCACCACCAAAAATTTTGTCTTTATTGTCTGGGAGATTCGTGTATCTTATCATTATAAAATCCTGATACCTGTAAGGTATACTTATCTTCAAGGCCTGCGTTTGCAGAGAGGTGTATCACATCTTGGTTTATAACAAACCCTTCATTCGCTTTCCAATGAGTATAGGGTTTTTCATCAAATTCTAGATAATGGCCAGACTTCCAATCCTCTAGAAATATATTTGCTCTTACCATTTCACTCTTTACGTCTGGATATTTCTCTTTAATTTTAAAAAACATATCTCTATGTTTTGGTATAATATTGCCTGGCTCTTGTTTAATCACCGAAACAGACACGACATCAATCCCTGTCTGTTTTCCTAATTCTTCGTAGTCCACATCATGACTATCAAAAAATTTCTGATGAATTGCTGTATTGTCTAATACCAAAGATTTTGGCATACCATTATTAGGGTGTAAATCTGATTGTTCAGTCTTTTGGTGTTGAATACAAGAACCACGATAATCTTCCCACTTGACGTTGAAAAATACCTCTGTATTCATATCTATTTTTACTGGTTCTAAAATTCTAGACATTTCCTTATATAATCCAATCCTTCTCTGGAATCCAACAGAAAATTTTCATCACAGAATAATACATGTATATCTTTATCCATGCATAATTCAAAAAGTTCCATTCTCCTATTTATTGAACTACTCAGACCATGAAAACTTAATAATACAATACCTTGAACTTCTGTATCATTTATAAAAAATTCTAGATGTGGATTCCAATCTGTAAAAGTATACTCATTATGCCAACCCACAGGATTGATTCCTAATTTATCAGCATAATTTTCTATGAAAGTTCTTGCAATGTAGAAAGGCATTGTTCCCATATATTCAGACGCAGCTGGGTCATTAAAAACGATCCACCGTCTAGATGTTTCTATACCTTGAGGTAAATCTACAACAGTTCCCCTAAACCTAAAATACGAGCCAGGATTCCTAAAACCATAATCAGTTCCTTTTGTCATAGCTCTACAATCAAGACTAACTCTTGAAATTCCAGTTGTGTTATTTATGTTACCATGCCAATGTCCCTGATTAAATAACCAAGCTTGGCCAGGCCTTGTCTCACCAAATTCTATTTCAACTGGAGAAGACTTTTTTTCACATCGTCTTTGTATTTCTGCTAACGAAAGTTTATCTCGAAGCATATAAAAGGTTATTTTTTTAGACTCTTCCCATGATACAATTTGCATGGAGTTTGAACCATATACAGGAGATAGAGGAGTCCATATGGTATACATACCATTATTATATGCTGTGAGATGTCCTGTATGAAATGTTAATAAACTACCCTGTCTTTGTTGATCGGGGAGAACAAAGTTAAGAGTCGGGGTGGCTTGTATAAGATATTCCCCTAAACTATCTCCGATTATAGAATCAAAATACTCATCTATCCACTGAGAAAATTCTTTACTTCTAACGTATTTTTCGATCTTTTTTCTGAGGGGAACAATTTCTGTTCTGCCAAAATGTTCATGTAGATATTCAAGTTTATCGCAATGTGGTCTAATTTCTTGGACTACAGAAAGAATTCTTTCTGTCCAAGGAAACTTTTCTAAGTCATAATTTACAACTTTATGATCCCACTGAGGCTCAAGAAACTTATCATCATATCTAGTGTTTAGTTCATATATATTCTTCGTCATTCCATTCCATATCATCTTCTAATTCTTCTGTTAAACTCACACCGCAAAAGACACAATAAGTCACTCTATAAAAATCTTCATGTAGAGTATGTTTTATCTGAAATTCTGCTTCACATGATTCACAAGCAATTATCTTCATTGAATTTCACAAAATCCAGCACTACAGGCGAGCTCTTGTGATGCAATAGTCATATCTGTTTTTTCATAATCTGATAATTTACTCCACTTTACATCTTTAGGCATTTTACTAAGAAGAACTTCATATTCCTCTTTCTCACAATCTTGATACGGTGCTTGCTTATATGTATGCTCCGAAAATGGAAGGAAGCTAACACCACTCATATAATCAAAATGCTCGTATACCCATGCTCCTACGTCTAACCATTCATTTTCTTTTACAGAAACAGTTATAGAAGGTTTATGTTCACACCAATATTCTTGATAAACTTTCCAAAGTTCTAACTGTTTAATAGCACCTATATCACTACGAAAAACCGCACTCTCATCTACTTTTATAGGAAAAGAAAATACAGAAGTATGACTTGGATTTGTTGTATCATCCTCTACAGGAAACCCTGCATCTCTCATCATTTTTGTGAGAGGGTCTTTCTTATCTCCACGTACTGTACGAATATAGTAAGGGTTATGTCGTGCATGAATACCAGAGGCTGCATCTACCAATTGACTGACTGTACCAGAAGGTTTAACACACGTTACAGCAACAGATTGATTTATACCAATCTTCTTTGCAAATTCTAAATTAATTTTGATTGTTTCATTTTTTAGGTCTTGTAAAATTGTTGGTAGTCTATGTGCTGACCTTCGGTCAAAATATTCCTTACCATTTGTAAGAGAACAGTCCATAATACCTGTAAGAGATACCCCTAAAAGACGTTCCTCTTCACAGTTTTTTTTCCATGAAGAGGAAACATATTTAAAATTTGTAAGGGTGGCTTGAAATGTACCAAGAATCGTTGCAAGTCGTACTTTCCTTAAAAGAGACTCCCTAGTGTCGGTAGGCCGGACTACTACTTCAGACAAATTACAAAACTCTCGATTTCTTAGAATGATCTCAGAACAAGGATTTGTGCCAAATTGGTAATCTTCTGTATTGCGTCTGCCATTTTTAGATGCCATCTTAACTGCACTCTCACGATTAAAGATACCTCGTTCACCAGATTTAGACTCATATAGTGCCTTCCATTCATCCATGAATACACCTATATCTGGTTTCTCTGTATAACATGCAGAATTGTTTGCAAGAGCACGTTGTGGTTCTGTAGTCCACCACTGACCATGTTTAGCAGCCCTCATACGGTCATCAGATACATTGGACAGACTAATTAGTGCAGACCTACGAACTCCACCAACAACTACAATCTCTGCAATCTTACATACAATATCATGACATTCGATAGAAGATAGTTTACGCCCTGCAGCAGACTTAAATGTGTTGACTGAAAAATTAAATAATGCTTCTAGTGGTTCTGGGCCTGATGCCCTACCCCCAAAGGTTTTAAGTGGAGCACCAGCAGGACGAACCTTTGACATATCCCAACAAGGAATTTGTCCTACACATAGCATACCAATGAGTTCTTTAAATGCTTTTGCCCATCCTAACTTACTATCTGCAACTATAATAGTAGTATCACTCTCATGAAACTCTTCTGCAATATCAGGTAATAGAGAGACATATTGTCTCTCCACACTAAATCCGACACCTGTACCATTCATTAAAACATAAAGAATTTCATCAAATGCTTGAGGACGATCTACTGCAATGTAGGAACAGTTATATCCTGCTATATTCTCACGTTTAAGAGCTTCTCCAGCTGTCATAAGACATCTCATAGAAGGCATAATTTCTTGCGATAGAACTGCTTCTTCTAACTCATCTCTAAGAGATTTTGTCAATTTGTAATTATGCATATCCTTTAAATGTTCTTTGAAGAAATCAAAATATCGTTTTACTGTTTCGTCCCATGTTTCTCTTCGTTCCTTATCTGGCAACCACCTTGAATATCTCGATAAGTGAATAAATTCTTGGTATGATGTTGGAAGGTAGTTGTTAGGCATTTATTTTTCTCCATTCTGCGAACTTTAATTGAGCGGCCACACCACAAAAGGTGTTATCTGTTATAATTTCTTGTATTTGAGATTTTGTATAACCATGAATAATCATGTCATTTATATCTTTCCAATTCATTTGATCGGGCCACAATACAACTCTGTGTCCCTTTTTAATTTCTTTATCTATCTGTTTTAACAACTCTTTATTTCTAGGTTCATTATCAAAAATTACTGTAAAATCACAATCCAGCTGAGGAACATCTGCTCCTGCAACAGCAATACAATTATCAACAAACAAACTGTCAAGTGGGCCTTCAACCACATAAACATGTTTACTCTTATCAACCCGATCCAAACCAAAAATCTTATCTCGTTCTTCTAATTTAATGGTTATGTATTTGGGTTGTTCCTTTCCGAAAGCTCTTCCTTGATATGCAAACACTTCTCCTTGTTCATCCCGAAACGGTATCAGCAACCTTGGATGATCTCCGTCCAAGGAAGGGAACTTATTTGGTATTAATGTATTTGTGAATTGGTAAAATGACTCACATAGATATAAATCGGAGAATGACTCGTATGGTATAGACCTTTCTTCAATAATCTTTCTTGCCGGGTGATCTGTGGATA